ATCTCAACTACCGTCCCGCATCACTGCGTAAACTGTTTGGAAAGTACTTCCCAACGGACGAGCTTGCCAACGACTACTGTTCGCGTCCAAACAAACAAGAAGCAATTGCAAATAGAATATATGCTAGCAGAATGGGTAACGGACCAGAAGAGTCTGGCGATGGGTATCGCTTCTGCGGCCGCGGTCTAATTCAGTTGACAGGAAGAGATAACTACACATTCTTTGCCGGATCGCTAGGAATTTCTGTCGAAGAAGCATCCGAGTATCTGCAGACGTTTGAAGGTGCCGCGCAGTCAGCATGTTGGTTCTGGGAAACAAACGGTCTCAACCAGTGGGCAGACAAGGGCGATATTGTCACGCTAACAAAACGCATCAACGGTGGCACGATTGGTCTTGAAGATCGAATTAAACACTACGAGCATGCTCTACACGTACTAGGTGCATAATGAATAGTGATCTCAAACTAATTAAATTTCTCGTACTATTGCTTGCTCTTCCAATAGGTCTTGCATTCTTTGGTGGCGATCGTTTCAGATACCCATGTCAAGATCCAAACAACTGGGATAAGCCAATCTGTCAAAAGCCGCAGTGCGATGTTACAAGAACATGCCCGGAGCACGTATTCAAAGGCCAAAGAGATCCTCGACTTGGCGCTCCAGCTGATCAACAACCAATTGGCAGTACGCCAACACCAGCCCCTACAGGAGTGACCTGCAAATGAGTATGTTAGAAATGTTTAAATCAACTCCAAAAGAACCGCAGCCTGTATTCTTCTATACAGAAGAACAACTAATGGCGCGTCTGAAGTTTTTTATCGGCGTGTGTCTTGCGTTGACATTGACTGGTATTGTTTTTGTCGTGCTCTACTCTATCATTTTTGTCACGCAGCCTCTCAATGCAATTTCACCAATCGATCAAAAGTTCTTTGAATTGATTGTTCCTATTGCTACGTTTTTGACAGGAACGTTGTCTGGTATTATGCTTGCTGGATCAAAGAAGGAAGATCAAGAAGCAATGCTAGCTGCACAAAAACAAGCAGAATCAAACTTTGCGGAAACAAAGAAAGCGATATCGGCCCCTCCTCCTGTTGAGCGTAGAGAGCCAGCATTCTCGGGTACGCCGGCCGCTGTTCAGCCAATGCCAATGCAAGCACAGCAGCCAATAGTAGGATATGGTGGCAAACTAGCACCTCCACCTGCTCCGCAGCCGGAAATATAATATGTGGTTACGTTCTCTTGTAAAAGACAGCCATGATGGATCGATCAGTAGTAAACGAGTAGTGACGCTGCTGGCGTTTGTTGTTTGCTGCTGGGGATTCGTTGCTGATGTAATGGGTTATAAGGTCAACCCGCAACTTTTTGATTCGATGATGTACATTGTAGTTGCCGGTCTTGGGTTCACTGCTTCCGAGAAATTCTCACCCCTAAATAATAAAAACAACAAGGAGCCCGAATGAAAAAGATTATTGCTATAGTGTTGTCTTCCTTCCTCTCCCTTGGTATGGTCATGCCTGTGCATGCTGACGGGGAGACAAAAAAGGTTTGCGTTGACATAAAAGATAAAGACGGCAAAGTTGCTAAGAACAAAGATGGTTCTAACAAGCAACAATGCAAAGAGATGAAAGTTCATCAAAAATTAGAAGGTACAAAGGTTCCGGAGAAAAAATGATGGAAACTTTTGATACCGGCGCAAGGATCGCTGTTTTGGAAACCGAACTAAAAAACATAGTGTCAGAACTAAAAGAACACCGAAAAGATTCACGTGAACAACATCATCAAATGATGGAAAAGATCACAGAACTAGACAAACGCCTTCAAATTATTGAACGGTGGCGTTGGATGGTCGTCGGCGGTGCAATTGCTCTAGGATACTTCGTTTCGCACTTCATCAAATAATTGTTGACTTGTTCAACCTGAACCCCTATAATCGAGAAGATTGTAGGGGTTTTTATTATGCAATGGATTGATTTGAAGTACATTGGCAGTCTCGCGACGCGCGTGTCAATGTTTGCACGAAAAGATGATAACGTCTGGAATATGCGTTGTCCAATTTGCGGTGACTCTCGCAAAAGTAAAACAAAGGCTCGTGGTTACATTCTTGGTAAGAATGGCAGCTATATGTACACGTGTCACAACTGTAACGTCAGCATGCCGTTCAGTAAATTTCTTGAAACTGTTGACCCATCCGCGGCTGTTGAGTATCGTAGAGAGAAGTTTCTTGAAAAGAGAGGAACGAGTACGGAGAAGATCGTCGAACCGGAACCTGACATCTCAAAGTTTATCACTCCGAAATTCATCAAGTACTCCGCGCTTGCAGATCTTAGAAAGATATCACAGCTTGAACTTGCCCACCCTGCTCGTCGATACGTCGTTAGTAGGAAAATTCCTAACCGGTATCATGCAAAACTATTTTATGCTCCTAAGTTTAAGACGTGGACTAACAAGCTCAAACCCAACAAGTTTGACCCGGAGAAGATTGGTAAGGATGAACCTAGACTGCTGATCCCATTTGTCGATCAAAATGGTAATTTATTTGGGTACCAAGGTAGATCGTTTGGTGATGCAGAGCCTAGATATATTACGATCATTCTCGATGAGCTGAAGCCTAGAGTGTATGGTTTGGATAGCATTGATTTGACAAGGCATGTTAACATTGTTGAAGGCCCAATCGACTCGATGTTTGTGACAAACTGTCTAGCGATGGGTGGTTCTCACCTTGATAAAACCGTGACCGCGCTTGGACTATCTCCAGCTCGTGTAACGATGGTGTATGATAACGAGCCGCGTAACAAGGAAATCGTTGCAGCGATCGGGAAGGCGATCGATAACGGCTTTAATGTGTGTATATGGCCCGATAACCACGGGTACAAAGACATCAACGACATGGTCAAGGATGGATATACCACGGAAGCGATTGATACAATGATAAAAAACTCAACGTATTGTGACTTGCTCGCAAAGATGAGATTACAGCAATGGAAGAAGTGAACATGAAAGATAAAAGATTGGACCAGTACGGAACGTGGTTGAGTGAGTGGTATGGTCAAGGTAACGGTAGAGTTGCCTGTTTGTACACGTCATGGCAAGGATACTCTGTCGTTTTTCTCAAGGACGGAAAAGAAGTCGAACGTAGATCGTGTTGGGGTCATACGAGAGAGTACGCAGAGGATGCATGTGAAAATTGGATAATGGAGATTATTAAGTGAAAGTAAGTTTAGTTAGTTACAGTAAACCAAGTAAAGAAATAGTTTCGGAGGGATTGTATGATATCCAAGAGCTCATTGCCTTCTGTGCACGTGTCAGCAATCCAGCGAACCAATTTAACACAGAAACTTCCGAAAAACTCATCAAATACCTCATCAAGCACGCACACTGGAGTCCCCTCGAAATGGTCTCCGCCTGCCTCGAGATCACAACCACACGAGACATTGCCCGTCAGATACTCCGCCACAGAAGTTTTAGCTTCCAGGAGTTCTCCCAGCGTTATGCGGACCCCGTCAGGGAATTGGATTTCGTATTACGAGACGCTCGTCTACAAGACCCACACAATAGACAAGCTAGCATAGAGACGGATAATATTAAGCTCCAAAAGGAATGGAATATTCGTCAAAACAATGTGATTACAGAAGCAAAAATGGCTTATCAGTGGGCAGTTGATAATGGTATTGCAAAAGAACAAGCGCGCGCTGTTTTGCCAGAGGGTCTCACGGTTTCTCGCCTCTACATGAACGGAACGTTGCGTTCCTGGATCCACTATATACAGCTCCGCTCTGCGAACGGCACGCAGAAGGAACATACTGAAATCGCTAAAGCATGTGCCTGTGTCATTGCAGAGATCTTCCCTCTTGCAACGCAATTAGTACAATAATAATTATCTGGAGTTTTAATGACTGACACATACATGGATATATCCATTGATTATTCACGAGATTCGCTATTTGATGAGCTCGGCATCAAACGACTCAAAGAGTCATACATGAGGGAAGACGAAACAAGTCCACAACAACGTTTTGCGTTTGTATCGAAACAGTTTGGAACACATAAAAAACATGCACAAAGGCTTTACGAGTACGCTAGTAAACATTGGCTGTCTTATTCTACCCCCATTCTTTCTTTTGGCCGCAGTGCCCGCGGTCTTCCTATTAGCTGCTTTCTTCCATATCTACACGATAGTTCAGCTGGTTTGGTCGACACTTTATCGGAAGTTAATTGGCTGAGCATGCTCGGCGGAGGAGTTGGAATTGGTGTTGGAATTAGATCTGCTGACGATAAATCTGTTGGTGTCATGCCTCATTTGCGCACTTATGATGCTAGCTCTCTGGCTTATAGACAAGGGCGCACACGTCGCGGTAGTTATGCTGCTTATCTTGATGTGTCACATCCCGATATTCACATCTTTCTGGAAATGCGCAAGCCAACAGGCGACCCTAACATGCGGACTTTGAATCTGCATCATGGTATCAATGTACCTGATTCGTTCATGCAGATTATCGAAAACTGCATGAAGGATCCAACAGCTGATGATCGCTGGGAGTTGAAAGATCCTCATAACGGAGAAGTTCGTGAAGTTGTTTCAGCGAAGGAGCTGTGGGTCAAGATTCTTGAGTTGAGAATGATGACAGGCGAGCCATACTTACATTTTATCGACACAAGCAACCGTGCTATGCCTCAGTTTCAAAAGGACCTGGGTCTGTCGATTAAACAAAGCAATCTTTGCAGTGAGATTATTCTTCCTACTGATAAGGAGCGTACGGCTGTTTGTTGCTTGTCGTCGTTAAACTTGGAGTACTACGATGAGTGGAAAGATGATCCTCTTTTTATACGTGATGTTGCTGAAATGCTTGACAATGTGCTTCAGTATTTTATTGATAATGCGCCTTCCGCCATTGAGCGTGCAAGGTATTCTGCCCAGCGTGAGCGCAGCATTGGTATCGGTGCTTTGGGTTTCCATGCTTATCTACAAAAGCAAAACATCCCTCTAGAGGGAGTGATTGCTAAATCTCTTAACAATCAAATCTTTAAACATATTAGGGAGAAGGGTGATGAGGCAAATGTACAACTGGGTGCTGAACGTGGTGAAGCGCTTGATGCCCGTGGTACTGGGAAGCGTTTTAGTCATATGTTCGCCATTGCTCCTAATGCTTCAAGTTCTATCATTATGGGCAATACAAGTCCTTCGATTGAACCGTACCGCGCGAACGCATATAGACAAGATACTCTGTCGGGTGCTCACCTAAACAAGAACAAACATCTGGATAAAATCATTCGTCAGTATTGTGATACTCCACCAGCTGATGGAAAGATCGGTATGGAGTATGATGAGATTTGGTCGAGCATTATTGCAAACGACGGATCCGTCCAGCACCTAGACTTCCTCGATGAGTGGACAAAGGACGTGTTCAAAACATCAATGGAGATTGATCAGCGGTGGATTATTGAGCACGCAGCCGACCGCCAACATTACATTGACCAAGCACAATCGTTGAATGTATTCTTTAGACCGGATAGTGACATTAAGTACATCCATGCTGTTCACTTCCTTGCCTGGAAACTCGGTCTGAAGACAATGTATTACTGCCGTAGTGAGAAGCTCGCTAAAGCAGATAAAGTATCGAAGAAGATTGAGCGTGTGATCATGCAAGAGATCGATCTCAAAGCAGTTGCAGACGGCGATGTATGTCTAGCTTGTGAGGGGTAAGATGAAACTACTTAAATTTGAAGCAGAATGGTGCACGCGCTGCAAACAGGTTGATAGGGTTTTGGAAACAATGACGTTGCCTTTTCCTATTGAAAGAGTAGATGCTGATAAAAATACAGCAGCTCTTTTAGAGTATGGTGTTAGAGGTATACCTCACATGATTCTCCTCGACGAGAATCATAATGTCGTGACCCGCATTGGCGGTGTATTAAACAAACAACAATTAGAAGAAGCACTCAACATACAATGAACGCGACCAGAAGAAAACTTAAATTAACAGACGAACGCAATTACTTCAAACCATTCAGTTATCCATGGGCATACGATGCATGGCTCAAGCACGAACAAAGTCATTGGCTCCATACGGAAGTACCGATGCTAGAGGATGTGAAAGATTGGAAAAACAGACTCAACGAACAGGAAAAACACTTCCTGACCAACATCTTACGATTCTTCACGCAAGGCGATATCGACGTTGCGGGTGGGTATGTAAAGAACTACCTGCCGTACTTTCCGCAGCCGGAAGTGCGTATGATGTTGACTGGATTTGCTGCGAGGGAGGCACTTCATGTGGCTGCTTACAGTCATTTGATTGAGACCTTAGGGATGCCGGAATCGACATACAACGAATTCCTCGAGTACCAGGAGATGAAAGACAAGCACGATTACTTCTTGTCCGTTGCGGGCCAGGACGCGAATACGATAGCACAACAGATTGCAGCATTCAGTGCGTTCACGGAAGGGATGCAACTTTTCTCGAGTTTTATTATGCTGCTAAACTTCCCGCGCCATGGCAAGATGAGGGGAATGGGTCAGATCATCACATGGTCAATCGTTGACGAGACAATGCATGCTGAGTCGATGATCAAGCTGTTTAGAACATTTATTGAAGAGAACAAGGACATTTGGAATGATGAGCTCAAAGGCCAAATTTACACGATTGCAGAAAAGATGGTCGAGCTTGAAGAGCGTTTCATTGATCTTGCTTTCTCTCTTGGCCCTATGGACAATCTATCCAGTGATGATGTTAAGCATTACATCAAATACATTGCTGACAGACGCCTTATCAGTCTTGGGCTCAAGGGTGTCTTTAAGGTGAAGAAGAATCCTCTTCCTTGGGTCGAGGAAATGATCAACGCACCAACACATACAAACTTTTTTGAAAACAGAGCAACCGATTATGCAAAGGGTGCTCTTTCTGGATCATGGGCTGATGTATGGGCGAAAGCAGCGTAACATTCAAAGATGGCACGGTTTATAACCTAGAGGAAAACTTCCCTAGCAGTGCCCGCAGGGTTGCATTATCAATGTCTGGAGGCGTGGAATCCACGCTTCTTGCGTGCATTTTAGCGGAGCGTTACGGTAAGGATAATGTCTTGGTGTTTTCTGGCGAATACAAGGGACGTAGATGGTGGGAATCAACACATCCAGCGTTCGTTTGTAAACAGCTAGGGATCAAACAGCACATACCTGTTCCACAGACGAATCACCATATGTCACCAAGTGATAATTGGGCAATGTTCTCCAGAGCCAGACAGTTGTATAATTTTGATTTATGGTTCAACGGAACAAACGCAAAGTTGTTTTCCGGACGCAATGTTACCGACAAAGACACAGTTGAACGAATCAAGAAGCAAGGTTATCTTGTACCGTTTGTGTGGCTAGAGAAGTGGCAAACAATCGAGTTGTATTACCTACTCAAGCAGCCATCTCTTATTCAATTGACGCACTCATGCACTGAGCAGCCACCGGAGAAGGGCCACTGTGGTAAGTGTTATTGCTGCCACGAACGCGCATGGGGGTTCCATGTTCTTGGAAAGAAAGATCCTACTACATACTGTATACCCTATGAGGAAGTAATTCTCAGCGCGGGGAAAAATATACAGGAGATGGTATGATAGAAAACGAAAACGATGCACCCCATATTTGTTTTGAGTGTGATTCGGAATTCATTGTACATACACCATATGAATCAGACATGCAAGTTTCTTTCTGTCCGTTCTGCGGAAGTGAAGTTGAATTGACGGAAGAAGAGCTAGATGAAGAGGAAGATGGTCTGTTCGATGATGATTACAAATGACATGGTTTTTCAAAGGCGAACCTTATGAACAACCATCAGAAGAGTATTACGGTTTTGTATACAGAATAACAAACCTCCAAACACAACGTGCCTACATTGGTAAAAAGTTGTTTTGGTTTAAGAAAACAAAGATACTCAAAGGCAAGAAGAAAAGATATCTTGCACCTTCTGATTGGAAAACATATTATGGTAGCTCAAAAGAAGTTCAACGAGATGTAGAGGCGCTGGGGATTGAGTCGTTCCGTAGAGATATAATTGTCCTTTGTAAAAACAAAGGTGAATGTTCTTATTACGAAGCAAAAGCGCAGTTCGATCATGCTGTTCTCTTGAACCCTGAAATGTATTACAATGACTGGATTATTTGTCGTGTGCACAGAAAGCATATATTATGAGACCACAACCACGTCCATCCTACAATGTAAAACCAAACATGACCTTGGTCAATCGTTTTAACAACGAAACCGTAAAAGGCGACTTGATCAATGAGGAAGAGATTGAGGGAAAGCCGTTTTATGTTATGCGCGTTGGTCAGAGAGTTATGAAACTCGCTAAGGACGCGTATGCACAGAAAAAAATGATTGTAACCCGTTGACATGAACAGTCAATTGTGTTACACTAGCCGTTCACTTGTACCAACAAGTGTGTTTTATTAAGACACTGTTTTATTTCATGAAAGGAAAGTGAAGATGTCTCAAAAATCCCGTCTCGCGCAAGCGTTCGTTAATGGTGCAGAGCTGACCACCAAGCAAATCCGTGCTCAGTTCAAGATTGCTTCTCCCACAAAAGTTGTAAGCATGCTCCGTTTGGAAGATGGTATGTCTATCTACGCAAACAAGCGCGTTGACACCAAGGGTCGCGAAACCACAAAGTTCCGCCTTGGCTCTCCTCGTTCAAGCGTGATTGCAGCTGGCTATCGCGCTGCTGCTCTTGGCCTTGTCTAAACTTTAGACTTGTGCTACAATAAGGGGACCTTGTGTCCCCTTTTTTATGGAGAATAATATGAACGAATTCTTTGGTCAAGGCGCTGAAAGCTTGATTGCACAAACAGAGTTTAAGAGCACTGCTAACTATTACGTCAAAGCATCTGAAATGGAAAAAACAGCATTCAAGAAGTGGATGAAGTCCATGCTTGTAATGGGTCCTGTGTCCGTCACGTTCAGAAAAAAAGATGGTACTGAACGTGAAATGTTATGTACCCTTCAGGAAGGAGTTGTTGTTCCTCATGAGAAGACAACTGACCGCGTGAAGGAAATCAATGACGAGGTGTGTGCTGTGTGGGATATAGATAAAGGAGCATGGCGTTCTTTTCGCTATGATTCTATTGTAACTATTCGTCTTGATATATGATTAAAGATAAAAAAGTTGGGTTCACCTGCTCAACATTTGACTTACTCCATGCGGGTCATATCCTTATGCTCGAGGAAGCAAAACAGCAGTGTGACTACCTCATATGTGGTCTGCAGACCGATCCAACAATTGATCGGCCAGATACCAAAAACAAGCCTGTTCAATCTGTCGTTGAACGGTACATCCAACTGAAAGCTGTTCGGTTTGTTGATGAAATCATTGTTTACTCAACCGAACAAGATCTAATCGACCTCCTTCAGTTCCTTCCGATCGATGTTCGCATCCTCGGTGAAGAGTACCGTGATAAGGAATTTACTGGTAAGAAAGAATGTGAGTATCTTGCTATTGCGTTCTATTTTAATGGACGCACTCACAGATTCAGTAGCACCGAACTTCGAAAGAGAGTGTCGCAGTTGACTTCCATTCAACCAGCACCAGAGGCTGATAGTAAACCAGCTGTGATGAAGAAGGAATCTTGGTCCGAGCCATGAAAGTACTTGTAACAGGTGCATGTGGTTATATCGGTAAGGTTCTTTGCTCGATGCTGATTGAGCAAGGTCACCGAGTGTTCGCCTGTGATAACGACCTTCATGCAAGCGACCCTCCTAACGTTATAAGGCGATATAGATGTTCTTTCGATGATGACTACATCATTAGAGAGATGCAAATATACAACATCGATGTCGTTGTTCACCTTGCTGCAACGAGCACAATAGGTCCAGATGCCACTGATCCACTTCTCTACCACTATAACAATACTGCAAGAACTATTGCCTTCCTTCATAAGCTGAAAAAGTTTAATTGGGATGGCCAAATTGTATTTGCAAGCACCGCAGCGGTGTACGATTATTACGATCGTCCCGTTCATGAAGCAGATCGGCTGATCCCTTCATCCTTGTACGGTAGAACAAAGCAAGAGTGTGAGAAGATATTCCAGCATTGGGATAACAAGACAATATTCCGTTTCTTTAATGTGGCAGGAGCATACAATGGGTTCGGTGAAGAACAGGGTGACACGCATCTACTCTCCAAAATATGTCATAGCATTATTAATGATCAAGAACTTATTGTTTTTGGTAATGATTATCCCACTCGTGATAATACGTGTGTTCGTGACTACGTGCACGTCGCTGATGTCTGTAGTGCAATCATTCTTGCCGCTGAAGAAGAAGTCCAAGGTACATACAACCTCGGAACCGAAAGAGGGTTGACTGTAAAAGAAATGATTGACCAATTCGAGATGCACACGGGACAGCGTGTGTTTTGGAAGTTTGGTGCGAGGCGAGAGGGTGATCAACCTTACCTCGTTGCTAATCCAAATTGGTTCATAAGGAAGACTGGTTTCCAATATAAATACACTATCCGAGATATTATTAATTCGTCATGGGAACATTATGGGCATTGAAGTAAACGAAATTTCAGAAAAATCAAACGGTGGCACTGAGCTGATGCTCCGAGGCCTACAAAGTCGACTCGACCCAGAGTTGATCAAAGACATTCAAATCATTCCGTCAAGGGTAAGGCAATTAGATGAGGACAAGATCCGAATCCTTTGGTTGCATGACCTGCCCGGCGACCCAGAATCAGAACACTTGAAAGATGGTGGCCACAATCGGTTCCATCTGCTTGTGTTTGTCTCGAACTGGCAAATGCAACAATACATCCAATACTACGGAATCCCGTGGAGCAAGTGTGTTGTTATTGAGAATGTGATCGAGTCTATATCTTCTGCTACAATCAACAAGCCAGCAGACAAAATTAAACTGATATACCACACGACACCCCACAGAGGTCTTGAGATTCTTGTACCTGTATTTGAGAAGTTGTGTGAACAACATAGTGATATTGAGCTTGATGTATTTTCGAGTTTTAAGATCTACGGTTGGGAACAACGAGATGAACCATATCAACAGCTGTTTCAGCGATGTAAAGATCACCCACAAATAAACTATCACGGTACAGTACCGAACAGTGAAGTACGAAAAGCTGTTGCGCAGGCACATATCTTTGCATATCCTTCTATCTGGCTAGAAACATCTTGTCTGAGCTTGATGGAAGCAATGAGTGCTGAGTGTGTATGCATCCATCCCAACTTTGGAGCTCTCCATGAGACGGCTGGCGGCACTACAGTAATGTATCAGTGGAACGAAACACCAAACGAACACGCTGGCATTCTCTACGCACATCTTGAAAGCGTTATCAAAGCGTTGAGAGAAAAGAATGAGGCTTTGGCCAATGTTGTGAAGATCCAAAAAAGTTATGCTGATCTTCGGTACAGTTGGAACCGCGTGATGAACGTTTGGCATGACATTCTGACCGGTATCAAACAACGCTATCCCGATAAGGAGAGCCGTGGTCTCCCGCAAGCAGTATTTCATTATAGAGTTAGTTGACCTGATTAAAAGAAAGAGGTACAATCATTGTACAACTAACTAGGTTTTTATGATACTACTAGACTTATCACAGGTAATGATTTCTAATATTATGATGCAAGTCGGACAGCACGCTGATACCGTGCAGCCCGACCTGATCAGACACATGGTAATCAACACAATTCGATCTCTCAAAACAAAGTTCGGCGCTGAGTATGGTGAGCTTGTAATTGCTTGCGATGCAAAGCGCTATTGGCGCAGAGATGTGTTTCCCGCTTATAAGGGTAACCGTAAAGCTGACCGAGAGAAATCAAACATTGACTGGACAGTCATTTTCGACACACTCAACCAAATCAAGAACGAGCTCCGTGAACATTTTCCATACCGTGTCATCCAGGTAGATGGAGCTGAGGCGGATGATGTGATTGGCACACTCGTTATGGAATTCGGTTCTGAGCTAAATAATGGAGACAAGATCCTTATCCTTAGTGGAGATAAGGACTTCGTACAGCTTCAGCGGTTTGGTAACGTAGAACAATACGACCCAGTCCGTAAGAAAGATATGTCTTCGACTAACCCGGAGCGCTTCCTCAAGGAGCTTGTACTGTCAGGGGATCGTGGTGATGGTGTGCCGAATGTACTATCACCCGATAATTGTATAATTGAGGGACAGCGGCAAAAGCCTTTAAGGGCAGCTAAGATTGATCAACTACTTGCAACAGAATGGGAATCTCTGTCTGAAGAGATTCAACGAAACTGGAACCGTAATAGTATGCTAATTGACCTACGATGCATACCACAGATATTACGCACGTCGATTGTGCAAGAATACCACGCACAAGCAGGCAAGCCGCGCGACAAAATCTTCAACTACTTTATTCAACACAAAATGAAAATGCTCATGGAGCATATTGGTGAATTTTAATGAGAACAAGCATCTCCGAAATCCTTCTGTCATGCTCAAAGCAGACAACGACAAAAGATAAAATTGCAGTACTGCAGCAAAACGATTGCGTACCGCTCCGTGTCGTACTCTCTTATGCACTAGATCCACGCGTCAAGTGGCTTCTACCAGCAGGTGTACCTCCATACAAACCAACAGATCATCTAGATCAACAAGGTAACTTGTACCGCAACATACGAAAGATTAATCTTTTTGTGGAGGGCGGTGATCATCCAAACATGCACACTATCAAGCGTGAAACACTATTCATCCAATTCCTCGAGGGACTGGATCCTGATGATGCAAAATTAATTTGCAGCATTAAGGACAAACGGATCCCTTACAAAGGCATTACAGCCAATCTCGTCAACAGCGCATTCCCAGGACTCATCCCTGAAAAGGAGTAAGAAGCAAAGTGCAAAAGCAGTATCGTAAGCAGAGTGATAGCAACCGGTATGATAGAGATGAAAGAGAGATTAGTCACTTCTATAAAGCGCAAAAAACGCTGCAAAATAGAAAGATGATGAAGAATTTGGATAAAGCGTTACGCAACAAAGATTACAAACGCTTGACACAAGTGGATGATGATTATTAAGGAGATACCCATGTTTAAGTTTATTAAGAATTTATTTTCGCCAACACCTATACCTTCGGAGAAGCAGTCTCATCCTCTCGATGGACCCACCCGCGCAGCGCATGCAAAGGTTGCTCCTGTTGTAGAGATAACGTCAGATGAATTGCTTGCTCAGGAATCGATTCCTCGTCCTGTTGTTGCACAACCGGTACCAGAGAAGAAACCCCGCAAGCCACGTGCAAAAAAAGAACAGCCATCGGAAGCCTCTGCCGAATGGCCGTTCGGTACCGCTACCGCTATTACACCAACAAAGAAGCCTCGTAAGCCACGTGCAAAGAAAACCAGCTAATGCCTACTTACGCGTTTCGTAACAAACAAACTCAAGAAGTTTTTGAAAAGTTTATGTCTATCTCTGCCAGAGAACAATACCTGGCGGAGAATCCTGATATTGAAACGGTTGTTAGCGCACCTGCAATTGGCGACATGACAAATAACAAGAAGCCAGATGCAGGGTTTCGAGATGTTTTAAAAGAGATAAGGAGAAAGCACGACGCGCGGTTCACCCGCTCTACTATCAACACGTTCTAAAAGG